TTTGATCATGTGTACGGCTTTTATAAAACGCCCGTCGCTCGTCTGCTGTTTCCTCTGGGATCCGTGCCAGAACAACGTCACCAACCGAGATCACGCCAGCGTGTCGTCCGTCATCCAAGCCCTGCCCCGAAAATTCAGGGTATTCGTCGGCGCGCACTAACTCGTAGCCTTCTCTCATTTTTGATGAAATATTCATTCTGTCGTCAACCCCACCGGCCTCTCGTCTGATCCATCGGTGTTTATAACCGTCTGGCGCAGGAGGAGCATCGAGTCGTGAAGGGGGTGCCCAAGGCTTGCGACGCGCGGCGATTTCTCGAGTTTCAGATCCTCGGGCGCTGCGATTTAATTTTGGTACAACAATGTCGTTTTCCATAGTCATTACCTTTTCACGTATTGGGCGTATTTTTCAAGCGGTACCCCTAGTTTCTTTGCCATCGCAACTTCACTAGGTTTAAGCCGGATTGAACGGCGTGCTGAATTGTTTAGTCCCGATGATCGGGTCGCAGAGGCAACGGTTTGCACGGGTCGGCTGCTTCTGGTTTGTTGGGGCGCAGAGTCAGAAAACTTCTTTGGGAAGATGTCCTGCATTCTGCGATCGATCTCATCATAGTACTCATCTGACTGCGGGTCAAATCCTTCATTTTTAACAAGATCCACATGAATGCCACGAGCCGTGTTGGTCATTACCACGTCCGAGCCAAACCATGTGTTCTTTTCTGCCCATTCTTCTGCCCGCGGATCGTTCCTTCTGGGTGCCTGCGGGGCGGGTGCCTGCTGTTGGGCCGGCGCTTGCACCTGCTGCTGGCGTATGCGGTTAACCTGCGCCTCATGGTTCGCCAGCTGATGCTGCTCCATGATGGTTGACGTTAGGCGCTGCTGCGCTTCGGTCTCGGTGTCGATGTCACCCTCTTCACGCGCATGGCGAATGACGTTCTTCAGAGCCGTGATCTGTGTTTCAACACGCCCCTTGGCCTCACCAACCCGCGCAACCGCAGTCTGCTCGTACTGCCTCTGCAGCTCCTCGTTGCGGGACTGCACGCTCTTGGCGTACTCCAGTGCCGACTGCTCCCGGCGCTCAGTCTCGCGCAGGCGGGCCGTCAGCTTGTCGATGCGCTTCTTGACCTTGTCAGAGTACTGGTCCAGCTCCTCTGCGTTCGGTCCGGTTTCCACAACGCTAGTGGTCTTACCCTGCGTGTCCTCGGAGATGGTTACCGTCGCTTCCTGCTCACCTTCCCCGATATCAAATTCCAACTTTTCATCTGAATCAATCATCATAATCTCCTCATCACTTGTGCAATATACTTGCAGGATCGGACACAATTCCCAAAATCTCATCATCGTTCAGAAGGCGAATCTCCCCGCCCTCAATCTGGATGCGGGAGCCCGCGTAACGTCCAAACACCACCCAATCCCCAGCCTTGCACCACGCGCCGTCGGGGAACTTGCTTTCGTCCGCGTAGGCGAGCGGCCCCAGCTTGAGCACGTAGCCCACGTTGGTTGCCAGTTGAGTACGTTCAGTGGTTTCTTTGGTCAGCACAATGCCGCCCTTTGATGTGCCAGCGCCGCGATAGGGCAGCAGCGCAAGGCGCCACCCAGTTGGCTGGGGTATCAGGTCCAAGACGCTTTGCGAAAGCCCCTCTTCTGGGACCTTGCCGTCATCGTTGTAGGCATCGTTTAGCGAGGGTTTGGAGTTGGATTTTTCGTCCGCCCATTTTTGTTCAAGCGTTGTCAACTTTGGTTGCATCGGTTAGTCCTCTGAGTGTTTATCAAGTTCGCCTTTCACAATGCCTTCTGAAAGCCGAATACCTTCTAACCGCCCCATCAGATAACGATACCGCTCCATGTCGTTGACGCCGCCGCTTAGCACAAGCTGTTGCGTGTCCTGCTCTATGCGTCGGATATCTTTTAAAACTTTTTCAGCAAAAGTGAGCATGGTTATTTCCATGTAAGCAGAAGGTAATCGCCACCGTCTGAAAGGCGTTAATCGGTCTTTTAGTAGATCTTTACATCTTGGTTGCCGTCTCTTTTCTTCACTATTCGGGGTTTTACCATCCCTCCTTCCTTCATCTTGCGTGATTTACCCGCCTCAGACAAAGCTATTGCAACTGCCTGTTTATTCGCAGCGGCTTTGCTTTTGGGTTTAGATGTGCCGATCGTACCCTTCTTTTCGTATGATCGCATCGTCTCCCCTATGTTTTCGCTGATAGCCTTGCGGCTTTTACCCTTTTTTAGCGGCATTATCGGCCTCCTGTTGGTGATGTTGGCGTTGGTTTGGGCGTATTAATGCGCTCTCTGGCAACGTCAAAGCGGCCCAGCGCAATCTTCTCTTGAGAGGCAATGCGCTCATCGTTGGCCTGAGAGCTCTCCTGTATACGCATCTGCTCGTTCTGCAAGCCTGCCTGCTTGAGCTGTATCTCGGCCTGATCCTTCGCCGCACGCTGCTTGAGCTCCTGCTCCTTGAGCGCAATGACCGGGTCTGGTGCGCCTGCACCCTCGCCAGAGAGCGTTGCCTGCATCGTCTTCACGTCCATCAGGTACTGGGCAATGTTCAAAGAAACCATTGCTTCGCGCTGCATGTCGGAGACCATGCGGTCGGGGTCGCTGCCGTATTCGCGGAACAACTGGGCCTCTGCATCCTCTTCCGCCTTGAGCTTGACGTGCTCCATGACGTGCTTCTGCAGCTCTACTGCCGCTAAGGGGTTGCCCTGCACCAATGGGGAAAGCCCCATGATCAGGTGAGAGGCGATGTGCGAATCGTGCTGCTGGCCGGCAAACGCCTTGAGCTGCTTGCCGTCGATTGCATCAATGTTCTCACTGGCTGAATCCTTTGGCATCTGGTTGGTCTGGGTCTTTAGGATACCGTCGATGTCGCGCACGTTCATTGCTTGGTAAACGCGGTAGTACGCCTCGTACATGTTGTGCATGTTCGGAGCGCTCTGCGCTAACTGCAGCTGGGTCTGAGCTAGGGTAATGCGCTGCGCAGCGGAGAAGATATTGGGGTCGGCAACGGGCAATACAGCAACCTTGTTGTCAAAATCCGACTGCTTGATAAAACGAGATGCGCCGGGGACATCGTAGGGGTACTCCGGCGGCAAGTACTGCCCAAAACCCCGAAACAACATCTCAAACTCTTGCGTCTGTGCGTAGTACAGGCGCTTATGGATAGCACTCATCACCATTGAGCCACGTTCAAGCAGCGCAAGGGTCGTACCCACTGCCGCCTGCTGGTTGGCGTCGCCCACCTGCATGTCTGCAATGCTGGCAAGGCGCCTGCCGGCGTCTACGGTGAAGCTGAGCAGCGCAAACAGGGTCTGGCTGGGCTCTTTATAGGGTAGGGGCAGCAGGGATGAGGCCAATTCCGCCCCACCCGCGTCAATATCACGCCATTCACCCGGCTGAATCGGCTTATCGTCGTCTGCAATCCGCGCGCCCTTCGCCTTAAAGCCCGCAGGCAGGTTGGAAAGCGTGCCAGAGTCCAACAATTGACGAAGTGCAGAGGTTGCGGTCTTGGAAAGTCCTCCGATCAGGTGCACAAAGCCCAAACCGTAGGCACCAAGGCCGCTGACGAGCATGTAATGCACAAAATACTCAATTCGCAGGTGCAGAGGGTCTTCTTCTGCCCAGTTTCGACGCACACTGATCACTCGACCGCTTGTTTCGTCGGTTGTGACCACGTATGGAAGCTTGATCCCGGTCGGTTCGCCGTCCTCGTCCACGTCTTCGTAGCCGGGGATGTCCAAATCAACGTGAAACTCCAGCAAAGCGATCTCTTCTGGCTCGCCAGCAGACTGCATGCCGGTAATTCGGTCGATAGTTGCGCCAATCTGGTCTTGTGTGATGCCAGAACCGTCAGGAGAGACCTCGATATCGATGTATTCACCCGCGTAAACACGTTTTTTGAACTCGTTTGAGTCCATCGCAATGCGGTGCGTGATGCGCCGGCACTCAGAAATCACGCTCGAGCCGTGGTAGGGGATGTAAAGGTCGTCGGCAAGTACCAGACGACTGACCATCCTGCCAAGTTGCGAGTCGTAGTACACCTTTTTGAAGGTAGAGCCGCCATATCCGGTGTAGAAAAGCAGCTGATCGAACTCCGGCGTGTACTCTTTCATCACGGCGGTGATCTGGTAGTTCATGAAATCCTGTACACGGGCAGCCTGCTGGACCTTATCCAGCGTTTCCTTGCCCAGCGTCTGGGTGCGCACGGGTCCACCGGCTGGCATCAGCTCCTTGAACGACTGCGCTTGGAACTGGATGATGGCCTCGGTCAGCATTGGATGCACAACGCCCGACGCGCCACGGAACGGCTGCGTGCGATCCTCCATCTTCAGACCCAGCAGGTCTAGTCCTTTGGCGTACATCTCCTCCCACTGCCCGCGAGAGCTCTTGTCCGCGTCGAACAGAGCCTGTAGGTCGATGGAGATATGCCCAAGATCCTGCGGATCAATACTCTCCGCAAGGTTTGCGTAAAAATCCTGCCCCTCATCGCCCATGCCAATCTCAATCAAGGCACTGCCGTCATCCTCGATGATGATCTCAATGTCCTGACCGTCGTCTTCATCAAATTCAATGAGGTCGGAGTTCGGGGCTAGATTTACTACCTTGTCTATGGGCATGTCGGTGTCCTAAAGATACTTTCGATTATCGTTGCGCATGCGTTCTACGTTGTTCTTGGTGACTGCGCCGCCTTTGGCTTTGGTAATTACGGGGTTAGTCGGGTCAAAGGTGCCTTCGTTGCCTATAGCAGATTTAACCTGCTCTGGACGAAAGGCAACAATTTCATTCGGGCCGTCATCCGCTACTAAAAAAACTCCGTCATATCCGGCAGCTTGCAGTTTAGAAACATCTTCTTGGGTATATATGTAAGGCCATCCACGTCCAAGATTAAACCGTGCCCGTTCGGCCGCTTTTGATGTATAGTCAATAAACAACGGATTTTGGATACTTGCATACAAGGGCATGACGTTAGCACCTTCCTTGAACTTACCCTTAAATCCCCCAACATTATGCGCTGCCGGTTGATCTTCAGCTTCGTCACTCATAAATATTACTGGACCACTTTTTGAGCCAGACGGATCTACTGCATCGGGCTGATTTACGTCAAACGCGTCAAAGTTCTTTGGAGTAATGTGGTACAGCCGTCGAGGTTTTCCGTTTGGCTCCAATGATCTTGTGATAGCACTGTTGCCAAACCAGCTCTTAAACTCCGGCGTTTCTGTCTGAGCCTTAGCCGTTAACTCAGCAAGGTCGTCGGCGGCCCTTTGCCCGGTGGGGATAGCCCTAGCTACAATTCCTTTAGACGTGACTTTTTGAGGAGGCGTAGATGTGGGGTCTATCATGGGATAAAGGAATTTAGTTTGGCCTTTTTTAATGTTAAACGAAGAATCTTCTGCAACTAGGTGTTGATCCCTAAGCTGATTAAACTGTTTTTCATTAACTTTAATAGGTTGACCTATTTCAACAGAGCCTATAACTTCTGCCTGACCTGCACCAGTACGCACAATACCTACTCTCTTACCCACGTAAGGCTTTAGGGATGCTGTCTCTCGGCTTTCAAACTTTTTAGCGCCGCTGACAATAAGGTCCGCGTAATCCGTTCCGTTACGCGGATCTACGGCTACGTTTATGCCTAAAGGGTCTCCGCTTTTATTTAAAGCGGTTACTACATTCGCAGACCTAGCAGCTATGCTACTGGTAGTCGGAGCCCGATCCGTCAACGCAGCAAGGTCGTCAGCGGCGGTTGGTGTAGACCTAGCTGCACCGGAAGCCTCTTCAGTAATATTTCTAGGCTGACGGATCATGTCTACGCCATCATCCCCAAAGTCGTTTTCAACCTCAAAGCCGTTGCGTTTGTACCAGTCAACAAGTTGTGCTGTGGTAAGTCCATCCCCACTATAATTGTCTGCGGTCAATGTAACAGGGACATTGTTTTTGTCTGCAACTTCTAAAATGCTGCGCAACATTTTTGATGCCCCACCTTTTCCGGGGTCGAATGTACGAATATCAGACAGGTGTAGCGTGTCTCCCATTGAGTACACTGTTGCACCTGCCGTGTTGCTTATCAACTCCCTTGAATTAAGCGGGTTTTCTGCAAAAATCTTCTTTAACTCATCCGCAGCGTTACGTGCGTTACTTCCGCCCGTCTTCCCCAATTTTATAACATTCGACCCAACTCCCATCCCCAGCAGCATTTCGTCCGGAGCGGTTCTGGGGCCTGCAACTCGACTTGCGCCTACGCCGCCGCCCATGACGTTCATAGCAGTGTTAAGGATGTCCTCATCCGACACCTGCTGACCTCTAGCGGCCATGCCCGGGGTGACAAACGCCCTTGCTGCGTCGTAGACAAAACCCGGCGCTGCAAGCTGCAAGTTGCCCTCTTCACGGCTGCCCGCAAAGGGTAACATCATGGCTCTGTCCAGCCCCGGCTCCATACCCGTTGACTCAAACACGGCGCGCTCAACAGGCGTAGCCGCATCTAAACGCTCCAGCATGGCGCGGCTTTCAGTCTGTGGTTCGTCTGCCCTTTGTGCTGCTAGTTGAGCAGCCCTGCCCGTGCGGCCAGCAACTGCTGGGGCGCTGCCGCCTACACGAGCCTCTCCTCCATTGGCAAAGCCAAGCAGGCCAGTCGCATCAACGCGCTGGCCTTCAGGCTTTTTTCCAATGAGGTTCTCTAGCATGCGGCGCGAGGAGGTGACTGCGCCGCCTTTGGCGAAGTTATCTATGCCTTCTTGGGGGCTTGCGCGGGCCGCTTGACCGACCCCGTCAGATACAAGTTTTGAAAGCTCTTCCCTTGCTCTTCCGCCATTATTTGGTTGCGGATCATTTGCGCCACGAAGGAGTTCTCCCCCCTGTCTTGAATTTCCTGTTGGAGCTGTTCTTGTAAGGTAATCATCGTAGTCATCCCTAAAAAAGACTTTAGTATCGTAGTAAGCTAACCGTGCATCTGAAACGTTTCCTTCAGCACCAAGTTCTTCAATAACATCCCTAAACAGTTTTGCTTGCCGTGCGTAAATTTCATTTGCTTTCGACGGATCAAAGGAGCTATCAAATTCTGGCACATATTGGAAACGCAGTCCAGTCAGCGATGCCGTC